AGCCACGCAGCCCGAGGCGTTTGATTGGGGATCGCTCAAGCTGGAATCGGATGCCCAGGCGCTGGTGAACGATCGCCAGTGGAAGCACCCGAACGACGTCATCAAGTCCTATCGCAATCTCGAAAAACTGACGGGCGTGCCGCCCGATCAGATTTTGAAGTTGCCGAAGGGGGATGATCCGGCCGCCTGGAACGACATCTACAACCGGCTCGGGAGACCCGAGAAAGCCGATGGGTACAAGATTCCCATTCCGGAAGGGGGTTCTGACGAGTTTGCGAAGACAGCGGCCCAGTGGTTTCACGAGGCGGGCCTCACACAAGCCGGGGCCACGAAACTCGCTACCAAGTGGAACGAGTACATGACCGGTCAGCAAACCGCGCAAACGGAAGCCGCCAAGCTCCGTGACACGCAGGATGTAGCCGCGCTCAAGCAAGAGTGGGGCGCGGACTATGATCGTCATGCGGGCGTGGTGGATAAGGCGGCCGAAGCCTTCGGCATGACGCAAGAACAACTCTCGGCGCTCAAGTCCGCGATGGGGCCGAAAGCCGCCATGCAGTTCATGCGGAATATTGGGTCCAAGCTGGGCACCGAGGACAAGACGTTCCACGATGGGCAATCGTCCAACGGGTTCAACGCCATGTCGCCCGAGCAAGCGGGCGCGGAAATCCAGCGGTTGCAGAAAGACAAGGCGTTCGCGCAAGAGTTTAACAGCGCGGACCCGCGTGTCCGGAGTGAAGCCCGTCAGAAAATGGCGCGGCTCTCCGTCATTGCGGCCCCGGGGATGCGGGAATTTCAGGGACGGGGTTGACACGGTTTTAGAAATGTTGTATTGCGACCGTAGATAATATTTTCGTCGGGAAGTCTCGCTGAGATCCGACAGCGCGATTAACCGGGTCCATCCAATCACGGGTGGGAAGCCCTCATTACCAACACTGGTTTGTGGAGGGCTTCCCCCATGTCCGTAAATCTTCCGTCTCACTACGTCATTCAGTACAGCACCAATATCAACCTCTTGCTGCAAGAAAAAGGCAGCAAGCTCCGTCCCTATGTGACGGAGGGTTCCTACGTTGGCAAGCAGGCGTCGCCGGTCGATCAGTTTGGATCGATCGAGATGCAGGCAGTCACCAGCCGCTTTGCGGCGATGGGCCGCGTCGATGCCAGCGTCGATCGTCGGTGGGTCTTCCCGAGCGACTATGACCTCCCGCAGTTGATCGACACCTTCGACAAGTTGCGGTTGCTCACCGATCCCGAGTCCACCTACGTCCAGAACGCCGTGTATGCGGCCGGTCGGCAGATGGACCGGTTGATTCTCACGGCCACCACGGGCACGGCGAAGACCGGCGAAGCGGGGGCCACCTCAACCACCTTTACGTCCGGCAACGAAATCGATGTCGCGACGGGCGGGTCCAATACCCGGTTGAACGTCGCGAAGCTCCTGGCCGTGCAGGAAGTGATGATTGCGAACTCGGTGGACTTCTTCAACGAAGAGGTCGTCGTGCCGTTGACCGCGAAGGACAACAGCGCGTTGCTCAATGAAATTCAGATCATCTCGTCCGACTTCAACGGGATGGACAAGCCCGTGTTGAAGGACGGCCGCATCGTCCGCTTCCTCAACATGAACTTCGTGTATTGCCAGTTGACGGAGACCGTGATGGCCGGTACGAACGAAGTGACGATCCCGGTGTGGGTCAAGACCGGCATGCACCTGGGCGTTTGGAATGATGTGACCACCTCGATCTCCCGTCGAAACGATCTGCAAGGCGAACCCTGGCAGGCGTATGTGTATCTGACTGCCGGGGCGACCCGGTTGGAAGAGAACAAGGTGTACGCGATCGAGTCGTACCGCGCTTAATCACCAGCCGGGGGCGCGAGCCCCTGGCACACATTGAAGAGGTAATCCCATGGCGATTGATTTGACCCTGAAGAGTGTTGCGATTACGAACCGAGAAGCCACCCCGCGCGTGCTCAACGATGTGGGCACCGGTGGGGCGGGTATCGTGCGCGAAGTGTCGAACTACCTGGCGAGTGTCACGGCGTCCTTGTCAATCACCTCGGTGATTCGGCTGGTGGAAGTGCCGTCGAACTGCCGGATCAGTTCGGTGAAGTTGTTCTCCGGAGCGCAGACCGCCGGGGCTTTCGACATCGGCCTGTACCGGACCAACGCCGATGGGGGCGCGGTGGTGGATGCCGACTTGTTCGGATCGGCCGTGTCCTGCGCGTCGGCGGTTGCCGGCACGGATATCCTTCTGGAATCCGGGCAGACCACGATCGCGGAAATGCACCAACCGCTCTGGCAATGGGCGGGGTTGTCGGCTGACCCGAAGTGCATGTTCGACGTGGCGGCAACGTGTGCAGGTACGGCGGTGACAACCGGCACGGGCGCTCTGGCGATCAAAGTCCAGTACGTCCACTAAGAAGGAGTTGACCCATGGCAGATCACTACATTAGCTGGAACAAAGGCGACGGAATTAGTCCGGGGAACATCACAACCGGCACGTCCTCAACCGCAGCCGATCAGGTTGAGTTGCGGACTCTGGACGGAGCCGCCTTGACTAAGACCGATGTGCAGATGGCGCTTGAAGCGTTTGAAGCGTACTACGCCACGAATCCGGTGACGCCGTAACCCGGCAGAAGGAGCAGCAAATGAGCCTGATCGATACAGTAACCATGCTCGGAGAAGTGGCCCCCGGCTCCGCGGTGGCGGACGGGACCTCGCAGAAACTTCGGTTGGGGAAAAACAAGGAACTAATCGCAGGATTGGCGCACGGCAAGTATTATGAGGCCGCGCAGCGGGGCAATCTGTTCGTCGCGTATGCGATTGTCACCGCACCGGTGATCTGGTCCACGGAGGCGGGCACCGGAGGGCCGTTGATTTGGAACGGGTCCTCGTCGGTGAAAGCCTCCATCAAGGCGGTGGGTTTCGGTGTAACCACGGTCACGACCGTCGCGGCGGCAATCGGCTTGACCGGAGGATCGGGTCAGGCAGCCGCGCCTACGTCCACCACGACCATTGACGCGACATCGAATCTGCTCATGGGCGGGCCGGCCTCAGCCTGCACCGCCTACAGAGTCGGGACAACGGTCGATAACAAGTTCTTCCTTCCCCTGGCGCACGCGCACACCGGAGCCTTGACGGTGGACACGTTCGGGTTGGGATGGATTGATTTGGAAGGCGCCGTGGTAGTCCCCCCAGGGGGCTATGTTTCCGTGGCCGCATCCGCGACGGCGACCACATTGGTGTTGCAAGCGGCGATCATTTGGGAAGAGATCCCGATTTAAGCCCTCGCGCTATGTCACACCGGATGGCGTCGTGACGATGCCTTCCGGTGTGATCTCATAAAGGATGCACGGATATGGCGGTCATCGTTCCCTCAGCGGAGCAAGTCCAGGGCGGCGGCATCATGCTCGTGACATGGACGCTCGCAGCAGGCGACTACGGGCGGGATTGTAATTATCCCGCGTGGGCGGATCGGAATCTCCAGGTTGAAGGTACGGCGGACGGGGCCACGGTGGCGATCCAGGGGTCGAATGACGGAGTTAACTGGCGGTCGCTCACTGACATGGCGGGAAATTCGCTGGCGGCGCTCTCCACAGGGTCGATTCGGATGATCCAAGAAAACACGTTGTTGATCCGGCCCTATGTCAACGGAGGCACCGCCAACACGGCGATTGTGGTCACGATGCTGGCGAGGCGTCGCTGATGACGCCGGCGGAAGCGCTTGCCAACGCCGGGCGGCTCAAGCAGTTATGCCAAAGCGTGTTGGACGTGATGGCCGCCGTCGAACAACTGGGTTCGATTGAGCAAACGGCGCAGGAAACGCAGGGGCGTCTTGATCGGCTCCGTGCCGAAGAGTCGGCGTTCCGTGCGCGGGCGGTTGAGGCGGAGCAGCAGGTGCACGCCGCCAAGGAGCACGCGAAAACGGCGCTGGCGCAGGCGCAGCGACAGGCCCGCGATATTGTCGAGCACGCGCACGCGCAGGCAGAGGGCGTGCGCGCGGAGGCAGAACAGCATGTCCGAGAGGCGCAGCAACGGCGACAGGACGCGGCGCAAGCCGAAGCGGCCAGTCAGCAGCAGTTGCGGCGGGTGCAGGCAGAGGTAGCCGCGCAGGAACAACAGCTTGCCCAGCTTCGCGCCACGATTCAGGGGATTCTGAAGGCGGGGGCCTAAGCATGGACGCCACGATTAGCTGGACGGCCAATACTGAACCGGATCTGGCCGGGTACAAAGTCTATCACGGCACCACGCCTGGTGTGTATTCCGATGTGTCGATTGTGACCGCGCCGACTACCTCAAAAGTCTATACCGGCCTCTACGATTTGGTGCCGCATTATTTCGCGGTGTCGTCCTATGACACCAGCGGGAACGAAAGCAGTTTGAGCGTCGTGGTGCAGAAGCAGGCGTTCATACGCAAACAAACAATCTTGGGGGTGGGATCATGTGGCTAATTCTCTCATTGGTGCTCTTGAC